GTGTTAGCTTTCGGGGCTTCTGTTGGTATTCTATCTTCCGTCACTAGAGGTTTTCAAGATCTCATTAGGGTGACCATTGATGTAGAAAAGTCTTTAACTAGTATTAATTCTATTTTAAATGTCACAGCCAAAGAACTAGATTCTTTTAAAAGCACTATCTTTAGTGTCGCTAAAAACACAGAGCAATCTTTTAGCGTAGTAGCTGAAGCTGCTTTGGAATTAAGTCGCCAAGGTTTAAAGGCTGAAGAGGTTACTAAGAGACTGAATGATGCTTTGATTCTAAGCCGTTTATCTGGTTTAGGGGCTTCTGAAGCTGTCGCAGGTTTAACAGCGGCTATAAACTCTTTTAATCAATCTGGAATTACAAGCGCTGAAGTTCTTAATAAGTTGTCAGCTGCTGCTGTTTCTGCTGCTGTTTCTGAAAGAGATCTTATTGAAGGTATTAAGCGTTCAGGATCGGTTGCTACTCAAGCTGGTGTCTCATTTGATGAATTAGTTGGTGTGATTACAGCTGTCCAAGCTAAAACTGCGCGAGGTGGAGCGGTTATCGGTAACTCCTTCAAAACGATATTCACCAGAATACAATCTATAGACAAGCTGCGAACTATGCAGAATTTGGGTGTAGAAGTAACAGACGCTTCTGGACAAGTTTTAGGAGCTACGAAATTAATTCAAAACTTAGCTAAATCTTTAGAAGCGGTTCCAGATGCGCGAAAATTGCAGATAGCTGAAGGTTTGGTAGGGAAATTCCAAGTTGCTCCATTCTTGGCTATACTTGACGATTACAGTTCTAAGACCTCCAAAGCTATAGAGGTAACTAAGGTATCTCAAGGAGCTTTTTCAGAAGCTTATAATCGAAATGAAGCTCAGAACATAACTCTTTCTGCAGCTATCAATAAAACGACTGTGAGTGTTGCTCAATTAGCGGAAGCGTTAGGTAAGATTGGTGTCACTGACAACCTTAAATCTATGCTTGGTTTCTTTACTACTGTTGTAGACGAGATACAAGAGATTTTGGACGGAGACGGTGTGGGGAGCAAATTTGCTAAAGGCATCGTCGCGGGTATAGGAAATATTATTACTGGACCTGCATTCGCTGTATTCGCTGCTGTTATTGGTAAACTCGTAATTGATTTAGTTAGATTTGGGGCTGGATCTCTTAAGACATTTTTTGGTTTAAATAAAGCTGCAAAAGAGCAAGCTACCCTACAAGGACAGATAGCCTCTACTCTTTTAGGTAATAAAACTATTCAAAAGAAGATCTTAGATATTGAAAATTCGCAGTTAAGCACTGCAGATAAAAGGAAAGCTCAAGTAAATTTTTTCACAACAGCTTTAAATGAGCAAGTGGGGATAATGACTAGGATGCAAGGTATTGCAGCTACAATAGCTCCTGGAGTTATGACTAATACCAGAAAGCTTAAAGGTCGCGGTGCTGGAGGATTTATTCCGAATTACAATGCTATTGTTGGTTATGGGTCAGAAAGCTCAGATATTAGTAAGGGTGTAGGAGGCGCTCCTTCTTCAGCGAGACCAGTAACTATACCCAACTTCAATTTTGGAGGTGGACAAAAAGGAACTATGGTCGCTAACAGTAGCGAATACATAGTTCCTAATTATGCTGGAGGAGATGGGTCAGCTATCTTTAATCAAGATATGGCTGCTTCTATAGGTCTTCCTCCAAGAGCTAGGAAGATTGGTGCAGCTGGGGGTTATATACCTAACTTCGTTAATGAAGACAAAAGGCTAGTAATGTTCTCTGGAGACGAAACACCAGCTGGTAGAGGGGTAGATACAGAAAAAAAGTTTTATGTCGGCAAAACTAAAAAAAACGACACAGCGGCTTATGCAACACAATCAGCGGCTAAGGCGGCTAAGTTGAAGCCGACAAGTATTCAGCCTGTTACTGTTCCTGAATATAAGTTAGGACCAAAAGGCACGAACAAAAGCCCCTTATCTATAAAAACTATTAGGGACAAATTATCTGCATCTTCTACATCTACAGCAATGGACTTTGCAAAAAGCTTAGCTCCAAAAAGTGGTATCCCTAATGTAAGCAGAGCCAAAATAAAAGAATTGTTTAACCCAGGAGCTTTCGAAGGCATGTCTGGAACTATTTTTGAAGTGGCTTTAAGTGGTGTTTTATCTGATGCTAAATTTGATGACTACGCGAGTAGAACTTCTACTTCTAGAATAGATTTACCTTATGATAAAAAACTTTTTGACTTGTTTGGCACTAAAGGTGCGGGGACACTGGGGGCAGAAGTTAAAGCTAATAGCACATTAGCCAAAGCTGCTTCTATAAAGTTTTATGACGTATTATTTGGTGGAGGTGTTGCAGCTGATTATAAAAAAACAGTTCCAGTTTACGATAAAAATGGGAACCAAATAGGCACTAGAGATACCGCTTTAGGCGCTCAAGTTAGACAGAGCGAAATAGGAAATAGAATGGCTGGGATTGTAGGCTCAAACGGTAAACAAGTAGGATTTCAGGCGCTTCAAAAAATGTTGGGGGGTAGAGTGACTGTTGGGGGATTAAGAAATTTGAGAACGCAACAGGGGCTTCCTAATTTTGCTGGAGGATACATGCCAAATTTTGCTGGCGGGTTACAAGATGCGATAGGAAGAGAAAAATCTGCTGGCTTACCAATAAATCAGATTCGCATAAATCAAGATTCAAAACTCAGAAATTCTGGTAACCCAATGGGGTTAGCCGTCACTAACACTAGAGACGAACCTACTGGGGCTATACCTAACTTTGCTAAGGGATCAAAGCCATCTACTGGAAATGATGGAGATGGAATAAGTGGAGATTTCCTCACTAAGATATTTGCTGTGCAAATAGGTATGTCTGCTCTTAGTGGGGTGTTGGGAGAAGTGACCGAAAAAAATAAAGCTGTAGCTAATAGTTTGACTGCTCTAAATGTAGTGATTAGCGCAGCTATGACCGCGCAAGCTTTTGGGGGTTTCAAAAGTGTAGGCGCAAATTTAGCGAGTACTTTTTCTCTGGGTAGAGGAAGGGGGGGAACGATTGCTGGGACAGGGTCTCTGGCTATGATGAGAGGGGGCAGAGGTGTTAGTCAAGGGATTGGTGATGCTGCGTCAAACTTAGGGGCTGCGTTTGGTCCAGGTGCAACTGGTCTTGGGGCTAGAGCTGGAATGGTTACAACAGCAGCAGCAGGTGCTGGGGGAGCATTAATGGGTGGATTAAAAGCAGCTGGCGGAGCGCTTTTAAGATTTGCTGGACCAATAGGAGTCGCTGCAACTGCTGGATTTGCAATTAGTAAAGCAATGGATCTATTCAGCGGTAGGAATGAAATAGCTTCAATTCAAACTAAACAGCTTGGAGAAAACGCTAAACTGGCAAGTGAAAAATTAGCCTCTATAGAAATTCCGCAGGAATTAAAAGCGCGAATAGTTTCACGAAGTGAGAGCAGAGCGAATACAGCTTTGGAAGGTCTAGCTCCAGAAAGAGAAGGATTTATTGAAAATCTAAAAAAAGAAATATTTAGTTTTGATAAAAAAGGTATTACAGATTTTACTGGAGTTGGATTAATTGCAGATGTTTTTGGGTCTATAGGTGGGAATATAGAAGGATCAGTAGACAGTAAATTGGAGGCAAACGTTAAGGAAGTTGTTAGACAAGCTGGAATATCTGGTTTAAATCCTCAGTTCATCGCTAAACAAGAGGAAATTATGGATGCCTCTAGACGCTCTAGAGGTGATGACGCACAGCTAAAAGGAGAAGAAATACAAAATTTCGTGAGTAGTCTTCTACAACAGATGCAGAGCTTAAATCCACAAAAGATAATCAGCCAAGTATCTGAATCTCTAAGTTCTGAGGATCTTAGTTTGATAAGGGAGGCTGAGCAACTTAAAAAAGATGCTAAAAAATCTGGGCGCACTTTAGGGGGGGCTGATCTGTCTAAAACTCAAGAAGCTACAGCAATCATCGCAGAGGCTTTTAAGAATTTCCAAATAAAAAACCCCAATGCAAAAAATATCAATCCCGCGATTTTATTTCCAGGCGTAGCACAAAGAGCTTCTACAGGAGATACTAGAACAGGAGCAATTGAGAAGATAAGAGGAGATCTAGGAAAGGAACAATTAAAAAGCGCTATAGATCTAGCAAAATTAAGAGCTGCAGAATTATCTGTAGAAGAAAAGTTACTAAATGGTGATAAATTCAGAAAAAATTTAACTGCTGTAAGGAAAGCTGAATTACAAGAGGTGGTCGCTCTACAAAAAATAGACCTTAACACAAATAAACAAATTGCAGACTCAATTAAAACAAGGATTGATTCTCTAGAATCTGTAGATTTTAATGAAGAAGAACAAGCCTCATTGAAACAAAAAATAAATGATCTTACTTTAGAACAATTGACCGCAGAAGGTATGGTCGCAAGACTCATTGATGAAACTCTAGATTTAGATGGGAAGAAAAAAGATGAAAAACAGGAGTTAATAAAATTACTAAATGAGGAGATAAGTAGGACGAGAAAACTCGGCGAAGAGGAGCGAAAAAATGAAAAAGATAAGAGGAAACCCGAAAAAGAGGGCATTAATTTTTCGGATAGGCTATCGAGAGCAACGAGTGTAGATATTAATAATATTGAAAGAGCTGCAATTCAAAGAAGTATCTCAGAAAGTGGAATCCAGAATCAGCTTAACATTAGGAAAGCTGCACTAAATCCTAATCTACTTCCTTTGGAAAAATTTAGACAAGAAGGTTTAATTGATAAAGCGTTTCGGGATGAAGAAGAAAAGAAGTCGGGTGCAGATCTGTTAGATAAAACAAAAATAGCTGTAATAAATTTAAGAGACGAAATGCCAAGTCTAAAAAAGCAGTTTGACGAATTACTCGGTGTGATTGATAAAGAAGGACTAGAGAGTTTAGATAAGGTGGCAACCGCTATACAACTAATAGCTAATGGGGCGACGTTTAAAGTAGGAAAAGAGACAGATATTATTACGTTTGAGGATACCAATACTGTTAAAAAAGGCGAAATTAAACCACAGCCGAAAAAAGCGATAATAGAGGCTCAGGAAGCACTTACTGAACTTGAAAGGGGTCGAGCTAATAACAAAATACTCAAGGAAGGAAATCAGGCAATAGGGGATGCTAGAGCGGAGCAAGAAAAATATATAGAAGGATTCAGAACTTTTAGTCAGCTCCTTACTAGATTTACTTTCGATCTAAAACAGTCCACAGAAGACCTAAAGTTGGATCTCCTATTGGCTAAAGATGGTGCTAGTGCTATCTCTAATATCGACCAGAGATTATTTAATGTTGATGCGAGAGCTGGTGGACCACAAGCTACAGCTAGAGCTTCAGATAGTCTAGCATTGAGGGGGGCTACCGATAAAATAACATTAGCTAGAACTAGTGTAGAACGACGAGCTGCGATAAAAAACAGAGATATCCTCGCTAAAGAATTAGAAATTAAAACAGAGGTAGCTGAGAAACAAAAAGATGGAGTAGAGGACACTAAAGAACTTGTTGCTCTTAGAGAGAGGCTTGTAGAATTAGAAAAACAAAGATTAGCGATTGGCACATCTAGAGCTGAATTGTTTGAAAATGAATTTGTCTTTACCCAAGAAGAAATACAAGAAGGTTTAGATAAAGCTTTAGTGCAAAATGCTAGAACATTTGTAGATACAATCAGAGATGGTTTAGTCGATGCTATATCTAAAGGTCAAGACTTAGGTGATACTTTAAAACAAGCTGGAGCGAATTTCTTTAATCAACAAGCTAACGCTAATCTGGGTGCTGCATTTAAGAACATCTCATCTTCGGGATTTGTTCAAAATATTGCATCAGTGTTCTCTGGTAATCCCAATGCTAAAGGGGGGCCAGTTACAGGGGGGTCGGGATCTAAAGACGATGTGCCAGCTTTGCTTATGGGTGGAGAATTTGTGATGAAAAAAAGTGCTGTTCAGAAATACGGTTCTGGATTCATGAACTCTTTGAACTCAGGTAACATCCCCGCTATGGCTAGAGGGGGGTTGTTCACCCCAGGAACTTATGGTCAAGGAGAAATGAAGGGTACACGAAATCTATTAGATTTCGCGACGCAATCATTCACTACAGGAGCTTCTGATAAATTTAATTCTGGTTCAGGATTCGCCTCTATAGGTTTAGAGCCTCAGAGCGCGGCTCTAACGATGTTTGGACGTAGAAACAGCCCAGCATTCCAAAGGGAGCAAGCGTCTAAGCGGAAGGCGTTTGGATTGTTTACTAGGGCGGTAGAACAAGAAAGAGCGGAAAAAGAAAGGGGGAGTGGATTCTCTGAAATCTTGAAGAAGTCCCTGTTATCCTTTGGAGCGAGTTTTGCATTCAAGGAACTCACGAATTTATTCGGTAATAAAAGCCCAACAGCTGATATAACACAAGACTTCTCAGACCCGACTCAATATGATAATGGATATCCATTTTCAGCCACAGGAGGCCCAATTCCCTATGCAGCTGGAGTAGATACAATCCCTTCTATGTTGTCTGGTGGTGAGTTCGTCATGAATGCCGCTGCAACCCAGAGAATCGGCAGAGGTAATTTAAACGCTCTAAACTCAGGTGGTGGTGGTGGATCTGGTGACGTAGTAAGTAAACTAGATGAACTTATTTCTGTTTCTGATAATTCTGGAGAGACTGTGATCAATATCACCGTTAACTCTGATGGGTCATCTAACTCTGAAGGTAGTGGAGACGATCAGCAAAATTCATTAGCGATGAAGATAAAAGATGTGGTTAAACAAGTGATTGATGACGAGAAAAGACTGGGAGGGTCACTAAGACAAGCTAGAGCATAATGTACGGAACAACACTAAATTACGATTCCCACTTCTTCATATCAGGACAAGATGGGACTCCTTCAGCTAGAGAGCTTTCTGGTATTAATTCGATTGATATCGGATATCAGAATAGCTCTAACATAGCTAAACCTTTAGGATCTACTAAAGGGGTAATTACTGTAGCTGGGGCTACGAATCAGACGGTTTCTTTTTCTAGATCGTTAATTTATAATGATCCAGTTCTTGATTTTACTGGAGATTCAAAAGTAATGAAGGGCAGTTTTAATTACAATAATAATACTTCTTATGGTTTTGAAAGCGGTTATCTACAATCTTATTCTGTAAACTGTGCTGTTGGGTCTGTTCCTAAAGTGAATTCTAGTTTTGTTGTTTATGATGAAATGAAAAGCGGAATTAACGCTACAGGATCAACACCTACTAGTATAGAGATCCCGAGTCAGGGTTCTATAACAGCTACATGTGATTACAGTAGTACTAATAGGGTTTTAGGTTTTGATTACTCATTATCTGTAAAGAAAATCCCATACTATACTATAGGATCTGAAACTCCTGTGGAGGTAAAACATGTAAACCCTATTGAGTATAATGCTTCTGTTCAAATAGATGTGGATGATATATTTTTAGCCAGTGGTTTTAGTTTTTTTGAAGAAGGTAGATCAGATAAAACTTTATCTTTTTCTGTCAAAGGTCGAGATGGCACGAACCTACAGACATTATCAATACCTAAAGCTTCTTTAGTTTCTGAGCAGATCAATGCATCCGCAGATGGATCTGTGAGATTAACCCTTAACTATATTGGACACTCATGAGTGAAGATTTATTTTACAACAGAGATCGTAACATAAGCGGTATAACTACGCCTTCGAAACTTGCACATCTTAATATTACACCAGTTTATGGATCTACTGTAGAGTTTCAAGCCAAGAATCACAGTTATGTTACTGATGATTTTTATTATAATTTAATCCCTCTTTCTGTTGATAGTTTAGTGGCTAGATTTGCTTTAAAATATGAAGTAAATGAAACTAATGCTAGAAGGCTTGCTAACTTTTTTGAAGCTCAATCGGGGCATTTACCTATAGAGTTTAAGCCTGATAATTTGGGAATTTATAAAACTGTTTCTGGTTTTTGTGATAATTACGCTATTAATTTTGTTAATAATCAACACTTCGAAGTCGCGACTAGTTTAACTGTTGACCACGCCCCTACTTTGTTGAAATGGTCTGGTATGGGGTGTTTCCCAAATTTAACTTTTGATGATTATAATTATTCTGAATCTTATGAAGAGTATGATATAGTATATACAGGTGTGAACCAAAATAAGTTGGATAACTTCTATTACTGCACTGGAGATCATACATCCACACAATCAAATTCCCCAACAGGAGCTTCCTCAATGTGGACGCAAGATTTCTTTTTCGAGCCTGATATCGGTACTCAAAACAATGTTGAAATTAAAGCTGATAAGCTAGAATATAAAAACTCTTTTACTCAGAGACTAAAGACTAATAACAATATTGCTACATTTGATATGAATTATAGTTTTAATAATATCTCTGACAAACAATTAAAAACAATGCTCCACTTCTTAGAAAATAAAGGGGGTTACCGTAGATTTAAACATCAAATACCTTCTGTTTATAACAGGCCAAAAGTCTATTATAGCCCCAAGTGGACTCATACGTGGGACTATGCTAATTCTAATACGTTAAGTGTAGAACTCAAAGAAGACCCTATGGGTGTAATTCCAACAGGAACTTAATATGTCTAGAAATATAATAAGAAGCAATAATGCGATTGTAGCTGTCCAAGATTCTACGAGTGCTTTCTCTACCAGTAGCAAGGATCTAAAATTGCATAAGTTAGCTCAAAGTTTAGATTATTCAATCGGTTATTCTCGGCAGCAGTCTAAACAAATTGGTTCTCAAGATTTAGCTGCTAACGATATATATAATCAGCCAGATGTATCTTTAAATATAACCTATATACCTGAACCTAATTTTTCTAATGAAGTGCAAAGCCGATTTTTAAATTCTACCCCAAAAAATGAATTTAAAAATATTTTCGATGCTGGCGATTCACAAGAATCAACGAATTTTTATGTTTTAATTTCTGAAAATCAAGAAGATTCTTTTATTGATTCTCTAGGTTTAGGAAGCCCAGTTAATAACTTTGATGGTAGTGATGCTATCGCTTTTGGTAATTGTTTCCCTCAATCTTATAGCATAAGTTATGCTGTTGGGGGATTACCTACAGTTAGTACTTCTTATATTTGTTCCAATGCTTTATTTGATAACTTAACAGGAACTTCTATGGAGTCGCCAGCTATAAATATGACAGGAGG